TTAAATATTCAGCATATTGACCAACACCGTCAATAGATGCAGTAAATGACGTTTGTTTAAATTTTGGAACAAAGTCTATAAATTTATGATTACCTTCACCTAATTTAGTAAGATTAGTTTGAAATTTAACTACAATATTTGGGGCATGACCTGTTTTAACTATTTCAGTTAAAAAATCAAAATATCTTTTCATTATTAATGGTTCACCGCCTATAATTTTTATACTATTTAAATAAGGTGCAAGTTCTTTTATCTGTTCAATAACTTCTTTTTTATCTATTTTATTTAAATTATCTTCAACAAGTTTAATTTTTCTAACTGTATTTTTCATTGACCCAAACATTTTTTCACTATATACTTTGTGTTTATTCATCATATCAATACGCATGGATGAGCTGTCATGGTTACACATATGACAATCTAAATTACATTCTATTCCAAATGATTTCAGTTGTATCTGCATTATTCTTTCATCAAAAGTCCAAAAACCTGTTTTTTCAAACATTCTGACATTTCTTTCAATTGCATCCCAACGACCTTTACTGTTTGACTCTCTCCACATGTGATGTGTTCTTCTGGATTTACCGTAACGTTTTTCATCACTAATACATCTTATGCAATGTTCGTTTATAGCTTTAGTACCTTTTGAAGGATCTAACATTTCTTTTCTAAGATTATTAAGATAATCACTATCTTCCATCCATGATTTTATTGAAGTGTTGTTTATATTGTGTTTATCACTTTTACCTGCAAGACAACAAGCTTTGTACGAACCATCTAATTCTATAAACATTTCAGCAAATGGATGAACACAAAACCAACTTCTCTTATCTTTTGCCCTATTCATAATAGAATTAGGATCTTTTTTACGTTCTTCACCCTCTTTTGATAAAGTTGAAAACCAATCTGACGTATCAACATCTCCTGGCCTACTATTAGATACAGCAGCCATCTTTTTTTCTTTAAAAATTTTATCTTTTGTCATTATAACCAGTACTTTTTTATAAACATGTCATTGTGAGTATGTATGTTTTTGTTTACACCCAAAAAATGAACAATTTTTATTTTATCATTTACATCATCTAATATCATATAGTCAGTATTAAATTTTTTAGAATACATTTTATTTAGCACCATTCGTTCTCTATTAGTATCAGCATATTTAGCTATCCATTCAGCTGGTATTTTTTTTATTTTACTATTATACTGTTCTAATTTCCAATTAACAAAATTTTGTTCTCCATAATATTTGTAATGAACATCACCTTTGTTGTAGTAATGAAGCTGCCAATACTCTGGATTTAATGAAAAATCATCCCATATAAACTTCAAACTACCCGATTTAAACTTGTAAAATCCTCCGTTTATAGGTAAAACTACTTTTTCTGCAAATTGATTGGTTTTACTATTCCACCAGCTTTCATACGTTAATAATTCGTTATCATTGACAGGATAAGATAGTATTTGATCTATATTATTAACAATTACTTGATCTATATCCATAATAATAATATCATCATTTGGTTGTTGATAACCAAATTGTGGACTAAAAAACTTTAACTTATGCCAATGTTTTTTTATATTACTATGATGATTGTATGGTAATACAAGATCAGCTTCAACGTCCGTATCACTTAGACATATAAATTGAAATGGTACTGAGCTATTTCTTTTTAGTGATTTATACAACCTAGAAACATAATCAGGAGTATATGAACCTTTAAAATATACTGTGCATATTTTAAGCATTATAAGCTCTCCACACTATATCAAATCTTTTATTAATAGCGTGACATAAGACTACTTCATTTGGTATATATCCTTGATTGTAAAAGAAATAATGCCATCTATCTTCTAACCATTGAACATTAACATTATTTTCTGCTAGTTTAACAGCAAAAAGCGTTTCGTTATCCCAACCAAAAAAGTTTGTTATTTTTTCAGGAAAAAAATCGTGTCCTTTTGTAAGTTTACCCATTTCATTTAAATCAGATTTAAAGTTATCAAAATATTTTAACTGTTTTAGATGATCTTTATTAATTCCTACAATACCTGTATTAACAACATTATGTTTGATGTCTAACCCTCTATCCATTAACATGGCTTGGGCATTATAATATTTTGATGTTGGACTTCTTATAGTTTGTGTATGATCAGTAACTTGACTCATCTGTAAAACTTTGTGAGTGTTATGGTGTATAGCAATCCCTTTTGACAAATCCCATCTTTCAAAAAAGTTATCAGATTTCATAGGTATAACGTCAAAATCTAAATAAAGTATTTCATCATAATTTTTTGCTAATTCATATAGAAGATGTAATTTATAAAAATTTACTATATTGTATGTTGTTAAAAATGGATATTGTGATTTTAATTTGTCTTTGTAAAATATAAAAGCACTATCATACTCAAACATTTTAAAAGGTACATCTATTTGATTAGCATACCATTTTTTGCAGGCTACTAACTTAGAATAGTTTTGTTTAAATGCATCTTTAGTTACATAATTTATGGGTGTATGATTTTCTTTAAGTATATTTTTATCAAATATATCTAATTCATCTTTTGGAATGTCAATGTAAAAACTATATATTACTCTTTTCATAATTTACCTACTAATATAAATCTTGTTCCTCTATCATCTTTAATATTATCTTCAATTAATACCTTAGCGTTTTTAGGCAATTGATTTTTAAATTCCTCAATATTATTAACACAGTTAATATGACCTTCTATATTAAACATATTATTAGATGTAAAAGCGAAATAAGCTTTAGACTTATCTAGTGCCTTTAAATCTTTCATTGGCTTCATATGTTCACAAGAAGTATTAATAATAAGGTTTGCATATCTTATTCTACCATATCTATTTTCATCAAACACATCACTTGTAATAAAATCTAAATTTTTATAATGTTTAAATAATCTTTGTTTTGCTATACTAATAACATTTTTATCTAAATCAATTAATGAAATCCTTTTTGCTTCTTTAAAAGACGGAATAAAGATACTTCCATACCAACTACCTAATATGGTTATTTCTGAATCACTATTTACAATATTTAAATCTCTAATATGAGATATAATTTTTTCTTTTGACAAAAATTGATTAGGACTATATGAGTCTAATAGATCGCTATTGTGTCTTGCCTCAGCTATTATATTTTTAAATAATTGTAAATCAATTTCCATTATAATTTATATTCTTCAACTGTTTCGGTTGCACCAAAATCGTAATAACCATATGCCCAATACTTTTCTCTACAAGGCCAACATCTTTTACAAGGTTCTATTCCGTGTAATTTATATGGCAAATTGAAAAAATCTGGTTTAGCATATTCTTTGTACATTTCTATTTCGGTCTCACAAGTTTCAGTTACAGGAAAAAGTGTTTTGTCTAAACCTAATTGTTTTACCCATTCTGCGACTTGACGTTTGTTTTTGTTACGAAACGGTCTAAACTCATACTTGTAAACACCGTTTAAATTTTTTTTAGAAATCAATTTATCTCTTTTATGATTTCTATCTTCTGGAAACTTACGCAACTCACCTGTAATTATTTTAGGTTGTTCATCTATTGGTGGATTTAAAGTTTCACCAGAACAATACATATGTAAATCTGAATACTTATCATATAATTTTGTAAACCATTTTCTTTGAAAAATATCTTTAGGATTATATTTTTTACCAGTTTTTTCAAATTCTTCTATCATCTCAGGTGTTTTTACAAATCCACTTGTATCAAAAAATGCAATTTCATTATTCAAAAGAGTACTATTTGGATTTAATATTCTCAAAGCATTTACTACTTTTTTTACTGAATCTATAGCTGCAGGTCTTAATTTATTATACATTGTTATAGGTAATATTTTTTTATTAGGATACCTAGACATGAATAAGTAGGTCATAAACGCAGAGTCTATGCCACCACTTAATCTAATTCCTATTATATCTTGTTTAGATATTATTTCATCAATGTCTGGTGTAAACACTTCATCTAGTATTTTATTTAATTTTTTTATATCCATTTTATTATTTCCTCCATTTCAGGTTTCACATCCTCATGTTCTTGTTTTAAATATTGCAAATCTTCACGTCTATATCTTTCAGCATATCCACAACTTATCATTACAATAGGTCTGGTTTTTACCATATGTAAACCAACATTATGCCATTGTTCAGGTCTTCTTTTAAAACACGAGTTGTAAGATATATCAAGTCCTTCTTCTAATAAGTAGTTTGTTAAATTAGCAACAAATATTCCAACTTCAACCGCAACACTATCAACTATTTTTTCAATATGACTTTCAAAACCTTGATCATAAAAGTGGCCTGTTTCAATTTGTCTTTGATAAAATTTATTTGGAGTAGAAATTCTACTATGTATTGTAATTAAGTAAGGATTTTCTTTTATATGTCTGTAGTATGGATTTTCATACTCACCTAATTTGGCACCTTGAGTTTTTGTTGCTTGATTGTCTGCAACAGCTTTGTTTTCAACATCAGCGTGACATTTAACAACTAAGCTATGTATTGCGTCTTTATATATTTCTTTATCAGGTCCCCACACAAGAGCTTGATAAGCCATTGCATTATTTTTAGATGGAGAAGTTTTCCATGCCTTATATAATGCTCTTTCTATTATTTCTTTAGGTGGTATATCTTTTTTATAAGTTTTTACGTGTTTTCTTTTTTGTTCTAATAAATCAAATAAGTTGAGTGCTACAGAATATATTTTAGTCATTTAATACCTTTGCATATTTTCTCATAGGAAAATGTCCTTTTGGTTGCACCCATTCAGTACAAGTTTTACAATAGTTTTCATATTTAAATAACCTAAAGTTCATCATCTTATCAATATTCTCTTTTGTCAATTCAAAAGTTTTAGATAACTCTTTATTATTAGCAAACTTTTTACTACAATGTACAATATGTTTCTTTTCAAAATCAATAACAGGTACCATAGGAAAGGCTGCACACATTTTACGATCAATCTCATCTGCTTGTATAACATCTGTAAAATCTTTTGATCTGCCATTAAATGCTTTCCACATTGTATTTTTATGGTTTAATTTTTTCAATACTTCAGGATGATTATCTTTGTATTTGTAATAGTTAGGTGTTCTTACAACAACGTTATAGTTGTTAAAATCATTTTCAGGTATATAATCAAAGTTACCTAGTTTTGTTACTTCATTTTCATACCAATCTAATATATTATGTTCAACATAAAGTATATCTTTATCTTCAAGTATATGTGGATATCTTTTACGAACAAATGAGTTTGATAATACTGAACATATAAAGTTAGGATATTTTTTTATTTCGTTTATTACATCATCTAAGTTTTTAATAAGGCCAGGCTCACCGCCCAATAGACATATTCTGATTTTATA